TCAACACGGTCAGCAATCGCGCGAGTCTGCGGAGCCAGCACCTGAGCACCAAAATCAACGATGTCGAGAGTCAGCTCCGCATCGGTCAGGTCCACCGCCGAGTAAATGTGGTGCTGCAGCGAGACCGAAATGCTACCCTCCTCCAGATCCTCAGTCTGGAGCCGGTAGTCTGAATCCTGCATGTCCCGCAGAGCCTCCATGGTACCCGACAGCAGCGACGGCCGCTTGATGTTGACCGTATCGCCGCGGGCACCGGTGAACTCTGCTCCAGCGTCACGGCCAACCAGCGCGGTCAGGACCAGCTCACGTTCAAGCAGGCCAACCGCGGCCGACGCCCACTTCTCAGCCTTCACAATATTATGAGCCATGTGTCAGCTCCCCCTTCCTAGTACGGAAGCCGCTTACGGATCGCTTCCGCCAACTCAGCGGGACTCGGATTGGNGCCCACACCGCCACGTCCCGGCGCATCTCCCTGTGCCGGTTTCGGACGGGTCACCAGCGCGGGTTTCTGCCTTTCAGCCAGTGCCTCAGCGACCGCGGCAGCAGCGTCCCGCAACTCTTCCTCACTGTCACCGCTCAGCCGCTCCACTACGGCAAGCGGTACGCCGGTTTGCTCGGCCACCCGGGCCCGCACAACCGCCATGCGCTCCTGATGCCACCGCTCTTCCAACTCGGCGATCCGCTGTAGTGCCTGCTGCAGCGGATCCGTGGTATCCTGTTCCTCAGGAGCCTTCCGGTCCTCATCAGCACGCGACTCCGTGGGCGTGCCCGCGCTCGACTTTTGCTGCAGCTCAGCCAGCCGCCGTTTCAGCGTGGCGATCTCCACATCGCGGGGATCCGGACGACGCGGGGCGGACTCCTTCTGAGGGACCTCCTCAGCAGGTGCGTCACCGCTAGCATCCCGAGTAGGCTCCCTGGTAGTGGTGGTGTCCTCAGACATCATGCATCACCTTCTCCTGCCTCGTCTTCCCTACGCCGCTGCTGTTCCAACTCACGGCGAAACGCGTTCAGGTTGGCGTATTCAAGGTTGTCCCACATTGTCGCGTACTGCTGAGACGTTGGATGCAACCGGTAGCGGCCCCTGCCAAAATACGGCTCAACAGTGCACTTACAGCCACGGTGCCAGTGACGTCCCGCACCTGCAGCCCATGCGGATGAGTACACGGGACCACGGGATGCCAACATTGCGCAGAAAGCACAACAGCGCGCACGCGCGATCCTTGCCCACCTCACTCGGCGTGGCTCCGCCTGCATGAGCGCGGCCAACGCGGTACGGCCACCCGCCATGGAGGTACGCGTAGCATCCAGACTCAGCGCGACGAGTGAACGCCGAGCAGCAGCCTCTTCAGCAAGTCCATCCTCCACAAGCGCGGTGGCATACGCCGGACCCCAGCGCGTCACCGACTCGCTCCATGCCCACGGATCCAGCGGATCCAGGATCACGGACGTGAACGGGTCTTGCACACCCTCGGCCGCACGAAACCGCTCATAGTACCTCTGCGCTGTTTCCGCGGACAACCGATACGCGGACGCTACCTCAGGAGCCTGCTCCGCCACCCATGAAGCGAATGCTGCAGGATCAAACGCAACCTCGTCCGTCCACTCCGCCTCAAAGGAGCGAAGCAGGCTCTCCAGAATACCTAACTGAGCGGTGCGATGCGCTTCAGTGAGCACCGCACCAGCCTCAGTCACCGCCACCAGGATCCCCCTCCTCGACAGACAGAGAACCCCCGGAGGCCTCTACAGGAAGCTGTGTTTCGTCACCGCGGAGCAGCGTCGCGGCAACCTCCGCAACATCCGTAGCCATATCCCGTTGTTTCAGCCGTTTCCACCTGCGAATCTGGAACGGCGTAACACCCGGGATCAGTTCCCACAACGCCTCTGCAGGGATCCCCAGCATGGTGGCCAGTTTGCCGAGAGCATCTGCGGAAGCAGCAAGGGAACGCGCCTCTGTGTCGCGCCACACAACACGAGCACGGGTATTCTCCGCATCCTCGAACTGCCCTGCAGCAAACGCCAAAAGACGGAATACACGCGACCATGCTTCTCCGAAAACCGCCTTTCTCTCCGAGACTTTTCTTGCCAGCCCCGCTTCCGCGGCCGCCAACGCTTCCGCGCTAATGTTGACCAGTCCACCAAGAAGATAATGTGGTGGAACTTGAGCAATGGTGGCCATATGTTTAATGGCGGACTCTTGCGACGCAAGATAACCCGTCAAATCCGTTTCCGTAAACTCACCGAACCGCGCATCTTTAGACGAGGTGGTCCACAGTCGGTTCACCGCGGCCTCGAAAGGCTCAATCGGCCGCCCGGTTTCCGGATCGCGGGGAATCTCCACACCAGTAGCCCATTTCTGCTTAAACGCCGCGTACTGCTGAGCGATCAGCAAGCCCAACGTTGTATCGTTAAGGCGGTCCTGCAGCGGGATAAGCGGCCACACCTCGCCGAGCTCGGCGATCCGCACATCCGGATCATCAGTCCACTGATTGCGGAAAACCACCACGGGACACACACCGAACGGGTGAGTCCAAGAATCCAACAGCCTGTACTCCTGGACGTTCCCGTAATCTCCGGACGGAACCCAGAACGACCACACACCCTCAGCGTCCACGAGGTCCCACACATCGCCCACAAGCCCGAGTTCGTTTTTCACCCGGGTCCGCGAACGACGGATCGCATAGTCCGGATATTCCGCATCCGGATCCNCCTGAACCACATACATGGCCAGCGGGGAATNCACACGTGCCACGGGGCCCGGATCACCAGGCCACACCATCACGTACCCGTGTCCATACGTCAACGCGGACCGGTACACATGCATCTGACGTGACGACAACCCATTAGCCACCCAATATTCCCACACATCGAGATTATCGGGATGCTCGTCATCACGATAACCCTCGACATACAAATTCTGAGCCACCGTAGTAACAATCAACGGGAGCCAATTCCCAATTGCTTCTTGGCGGAATCCCGAGAATTCACCCTCGTGGGAGCGCGGCATATACGAGGGATCGTGGAGACCCCGCATATACCTACGCACACGGTCCAGCGCTTGTTCCTCGTCCGCACGTGCCTGCAGCGCATGCGCCAACCGCTCCTCCGCAGTCACTGGACCGCCTCCTTTCACTATCCAAACCCGAACAGAATTCCAGGCTGCTCATCATCGCCGCGGTTCCGCTCAGACAAACGGCCACGCTCAATCGCCATACGACGTGCCTCACGAGCCAGCACCATGGCTACCGCGGCGTCAACTTTCCGCTCCGACTCCCGGGATTCTTTCCCAAGGCCTACCCCGAACGCGTTCGGACGTCGCCGAGCGTTCTTGATGTGGCGGATTAGCCGCACATCGTTGGCGATAGTGAACGTACGCTCCTCGATCGCGGCCCTCGTCGACTCGGCAGCGCGCGTGAAGTCGCGGAGTCGACCCCGCATGTCGAACGCGACAGAATGTCTCGCGGAAGCGCGGACAGCAAGCCGGTCCCTGTACTGCTCTGCCCACGTGTCCACGTACGATTGCCAGTACGCCACGTCAGCGAAGAACGCGACCACGTCCCAACGTTCGAACGCGGCACGCACCGCCTCAGTGACCTCATCCGTGGGCACCGACCATCCCTGAGCGTCCGGAGAGTCCGGGCGTTCCCAAATACCCAGTGGCCACACGTGACCGGTCTCGATGTCGCACGCGATAAGCGCGGTAGCGTCCACCGTTTTAGAACCGTCAAACCCGAGTGCGATCATCGCACCGTCCGGGATTTCCCGGTCCTCAACGATGGCATCCACCTGGTCCGGCCGGACCCAAGCATCCGACGCGGCAACAATTTGGTTGAAGAAGAAGCGACGCGCCTCCTCGACAGGCTGCCGCGGATCGTAAACCTCGGCCACAATCCGGTCAAAATCAACCCANGTCGAATCCCCGTACGCAANGCGGAGTGCGCGGCGCAANTCCTGCTCGTCCGCAATATCCACGTCCGCTGGGGCTTCTCGGCAGTCGTACAGATAGGGAACTCGATACCCCGGGTCTTCAGCGGCACGCTGCTGCATAGCTAGGTACATCTCATACGTGCTCTGCGCCACCGAATGCCGGCTAGGATCGTGAGCGTTGGTGATCTCCACCGCTCGAGCACCGCCACCAGCGATTTTGCCTAGGTTTCTCCGCACCGTACGGGCAACGTGGTGGCCACCAGACGATTCAGTCCAGTGGTGGGTTTCCTCAAAAATCGCGAAGGTGGGCCTGCCGCCCTCCAACGACTGGCTGGAAGACGTCACGGGCTCAATCTTCCCAGGTCGACCCGATGCGAACTGAACCATGGTTTTTCCCACGTCCAGCCCGTAATCAGCCACCGCGGGGCTCGCCACCACCATGCCGCGGATCATCTGAAACGTGTTCGCGGTCTGCGCATAACTAGTCGCCGCAATCTGAACCCACGGAGAATGAACGCGCTTCCCAATGGGATGCAGCGCATCCCCCGAATGCGGACCAACGCACGTGGCGCAGAATTCACCCTGACGTGCCCAGTGGGAAAACCTCACCGGACCCAAAAACTCCGCCAAACACAAAAGCGCGGCAAGCGGGGATTTTCCCCAGCCTTTCGCGCGGCGAAGTGTAGCAC